AAATGTAATTGTCTCAGTTCCAAGCAGAATAGAACCAGTCTTTCCCCAACCAAGGGTAGATGACACATTAATTCTATCACCAGTGCTATCTGTTCCAGCAACTGATTTTTCAAGTTTAGTTTTAGTTGAGATTGCAAAAGAACCATTAACTGTTTCTGGTGCTAATACAATGTTATAGATTACTTCGTTATCTGCAGTACCGTCAGCATATACGTTATCTACGACTGCATCGGCATATCCATATTCTGCTGTGGCAATCTGAACAACTTTCTTTCCAATCAGACTATTAACATCACCAGATACAACCTTACACTTAAGAGCATATACATTAGTCCAATCAGATTCAGATGATTTGTAAGTGAAATCTCTTGGTTTGTATACTTCTGGTTTATTGTTTACATCTTTAGCAACAATCGTGTTAAAGATGAATTTAATAGAACTGGTAGTTCCTTTTGCTTTGTAGAACTTCTGAATATTCTTAATCAGAGTTCTCTTATCAACTTCTCCCTTAAGATACTTTTCTGGGAAAGAACCTAGATATTGATTTTCAAAGTTTTTAACGAATGCATACAAGAAAAGGTTACTTACATTAAGAACCTTTTGCCCAGCATTATGCGGTGCCGCATCTGTACTAGTAAAATTGCTTGCTTCATATAGATCACCAAGAGATGTGTTGCCACTAACACCTCTAGAGCAGTCTTGGAACTCTGTGTCGGTCCTTGTAGCATAGAAGATGATCTCATCATCAATGCGGATGTATCCGTTCTTCTTTGGGAAGGATTGTGCATCTGTGACAGTGATCGTAGTATCGCTATCAGTAATAGTAGCTGTTAGACTATCGTGCTGCTTGAGAATGTTCTTCTCATAAAAATCAATATCAGCATACTTTTGGAGGTTATTGATAACATCCAAAGTACCACCCTGTACTTCCTGAGCTTCGTAATACTTCTGAACGAACTTACTAAACAGTTCATATTCATCTGTAATAAAAGCGGGAAGCTGCGTCTCAATGAGAGTAGAGATTCTCTTAGTCTTTACAGCAGGCATTTACTTTACTCTTTATATGCAGTGAACGAGGAATTAGCAACGTCAACGTCAAGATAAACCTCACGGAGTGCCTTGATATCATTAGAAAGTGGTTTTACTCTTAGTGAAATGCGATTATCAAAGAAACTACCCTTAATGATTGTTAGGGCATACATTTTAAGTTCACCTTTTACATAATCAATATCGCCAATATCGCTGTCAAGGACAACCTTTTCGCCAGTTACGCTATCTAGTCTATATAGGACAATTTTGCCACCTCTATCTTCAACGTACACATCAAAGTTAGGATACTCAGTGACTCTAAACCCAGTGCTAGAAAGGATTGGATCGTCACAGTTAACATCAAATGCGTTCTGGAAACATACCTCATAATAGAAGGTAGAATTTAAAGAAGGATAAAAATCCTTTCTCATTGTAACTTCAGTTAGATTAGAATTGATAGATTTATCAGCATCATCAATTACACCAACTATTTTACTGTATCTAAATTTACCATTGAACTTCTCAGTATCAGAAGTATCAAGATAAGACTGCACACTACCAATAACTTTGTCTCTAATTTGTGCTGGTGTTTGATCTGTTGACTCACGATTGTAATAGATCTTACTCATCAGCTCAACATATAGAATAGAAGGATCAATTAATTTTGGTTCCACAGATGCCACAACATACTTTTTGAGTTCTTCAATAATCTGATTCTTAGTTAGAGATGTCAAGTAACTGGCATCCTTTGGTTTGAGTGCAATAAAGACTCTACCATACTCAGGTGGATCTTGATCCTCTCCACCAAAAATAATGATATCACTTGTAGCTGGATACACCTGGCGAACAATTGCCTCATAGTCCTGAGCGGTCACTGCACGGTCCTGTGTGCCGTATGCCTTAGGAGCGGTATATTTGATCTTCTGGGTGCTTTCAATCTCTTCACCGCCCGCTGAGGCAGTAGTAGAAGTGATGCTAGTAGTAAATGCACTAGGAGATACACCCTGAGGGTTCTCAAGAACACCAGAGAAGACAAATGTTCTTACTCCGTTGCTTTCTGGACCTGATGTTGTTAAGTAAGAAACTTCAATACGTGCATTGTTCTCTAGTTTTTTACCTAGAATACCATCACCCATAAGAATTTCATATCTTTCGTCTTCAATTTCGTCAAGGAAGAAGACTTTAGATGTGCCATCAACACCTAGAATGTTATCTGCTACAAGGTATGGTTCACTGAAGCTGCCTCCAGTAGGGAATACCTTCACTCTAATTGTGTTGGTGTCAATATTTTGGTTGTCAAGGATAAACCTCTGACCCTTCAATGCAGTGTTTACAGTGAAGGTATTGATTAGTTGTGTTCCTTCGTTTACAGCAACATCGGTAAATGTTGCCACGTCATTAACAACTTGTGCTTTTACATCGTCAAGTACAACATACTGATATACATTGTTATCGTAACTAGCAATGAAACCACTTCCTTTCTTCAGTAGGAGTTCGGTATCAGTTGTTGGGTTGGTATAATTTACAGTAAAAGAGACATACGCAGTGGGAGAGGTAGCACTCTTGGGTCTGTACCCTAGTTGCTTCGCAATCGCTACTACGTTGTCTCTCAAGGTGGCAGAATCAATGAATAGTTCATTGACTACCATATTAGTGTTAAACGCCGTGTAGTACGTGTTATACGCTAATACATCAATTAGGTTGGATAATGCACTGCCTTCAAAATCATAGTCAGTAAAATCCGTTTGTGCTCTCATGTAATCTTTGAGAGCAACTTTGATATCTTCAAAGTCTAAGTTGGCAACCTGAGTATAAGGCATTATCGTGTACGCTCTAAGAAGAATTCTACAGCTACTGGTGTGTCTTCTCTACCAACAATAGTATAGTACAGTTCAACAACATAACCATTAGTATCATAGTCAGGTGTACAGATGATATCCGCAATACTAACTCTAGGTTCGTAACGGTTAATGGTTTCTTTGATAGCAGTTTTGATCAATGCAGCAGAACCATAGTCTAATGGTTCAAACAACATATTACGAACATCACAACCCAAATTAGGTTGAAATGGTCTTTCTCCCTTATTCGTTAAAAGTAAGGCAGTAATCGCTTGAACGATAGCTGCCTTGTCCTTCACCTGCACCAAATCATTGGATACAGGATGTTTCTTAAACGTAACGCTCAGATCTTTAAATGTCTGAAAGGAAGGCATTTAGACACAGCAACAGGCTGTTTCTATTTATCACTTACCGCAGAATCCGTCCGCCCACTCTTCTTGGTTGTCAAAGATTTCACCTTCTTTGACATCTTTTCTTTTACCTGCTTTTCTTAAATACTTGTCACTTTCAACCTCAGTAATCAGGGTCATCCCCTCCTTGATAAATTCTTGACTTTTATCAACTCTACTGTTGCCCATAGTTCTCCTTAATTTTACTTTTCCAATCATAGTCTAGATCCTCACCTTTATTTAGATCGCCATCAGCAAATGCCAGGGGTCCCTGACTTCTCACGTAATGTAAGAAAACTTGACCATAGTTTTCTCCTTTATATGGTCCCCTACGAGAATGTGTTGCAACACACCCAAGGTAAAGAACAGCATCACCAGGATTTTTTAAACTGATGTTCTGAAAATTGCCACTTGGTCTTTCCATTATAAGATCCCATGGTTTATCACCACCTAGATGTAACGTTAGAGAAATTTCACAAGCTGGTCTATCAGAATGAGATTTAAGTTCTGATCCATTTTTGTATAATCGCATCCAAGAAAATGTTGGAAACAAATTTTCATTTGCAATACGAGTTATAATAGGAGTCATATAATATAACAACTCTTGACCTGGACGTGCCTTATATGCATTGTAGACATTACCACCAACATATAAGTCATGAGATGAATCATTATTTAAATTTTCATCTCTTTGTCCATTGTAAAGCAAATCCTTGTATAAAGTATTCGCCCATCTCTCATCAATGAATTTTGGAAGAATAATGTAATTATTCCTCGTCAGTTCGGGATTCAACATCAGTTTCTCTTTCTTTCTTAGTTTCCCAGAAATATTCGTCCGTATCTCCAAGGCGTCCCCAGTCCGTTCCTGACTCAACTTGGTATTCTATGGTAGAAACCTTGAAGTCGGGTCTCCTGGGCGTCTCAGGGGTGATAGAGAGGTCATAGAACCGTGTCCTGTTATTAGGATACAATGCAAACTGACCATTCTCTAATGCAATGCAGTTATGCGACTTATGCTCCTGGGGAACTTCACTAACGTTATTGTCAATTACATCAGGATTTGCATGATAGTTGTCTAAAGTAAACAAATACTGACCTTTCATGAACCCATGGTCCCTGGTGTAGATCTCAGCGTCCATAGAGCTTACAAAACCCTTATTGATCGCCATGACCCCATAATCCATACAGTTCCAAAACTGTAGGTTTTCTAGACTCATATCTGGCGTCGGTGTTTTCGGCGCTCGGAGAAAAGCACTAATAGGTAACTTATCATACATTGCACCGTACTCAGGTAAGTACGTCTCAAAGTAAAAAGCACGTCCAGGTATTGACTTTGCAGATACCCAGACGCCTTCAACGAATTCTCCGTGACCGTCCTGATGATCTCTGAGGTATTCCTTACGGACCCATACCTTCTCAGCAGGAAGATTACAGATTAGATTCATCGTCCCTGTCCCCGATAACGCTTCTTCTTACCGTTGCGAGAACTGGCAGCGTACTTTGTGTGCTGCCCCGCACCCTGTCGCGTTTTTTTGGGTTTGGACTCAATGGTAGGTCCGCCAGACAGACCAACTTTGCTTCGTGCCATAGGTTATTGTAAATTAGAACCAATTACTATTGTAGGGTGTTGGAACGGTCCTGTCAAGGGTCTCGGTGTACTTCCTATCACTAACTGAGCTTCGTCCCCAGTAACAGCAGGTAACTGTCCGTTGATATAGACAGTAGTATTAATTGCTGGTTTGATAATCCTTGTACCTGGTTGACATGGTAAAGGACTGAGAGGATTGATCTTTACCCCTACTACATCATCACATGCATAGGGCACAGGAGCGCCTGCAACGATCTCTAAGGTCTCTCCACCTACTTTCACCGTTGTCGGTATTGGAGTCCCTCCTATAGGCGCTGCAGCGTACACACAGGTCGCATCAGAAGATACTGTATCAACTGTTTCTGGTCCTACAAAGTTTGGCATTAGTATGCAACCGATTTTGCTATCTTCACGAGATCTCCTTTGATCCCTTCAACATTATTATGTAGATAGTCTAGTGTCTGAGCAACTGTCTCGTACTCCTCAGCACTCGGACGCTGGTACATCAATGTGGGGCGCTCTATCTGCGAGATCCGTTGGTCCAGGCTCGTCAACTTCTCTGACTGCCATAGGAGCGTTCTCTCCAACTCGTTCAATCTCTCCAGTAACTCTTCCATCATTTTGATCTCCTTTCATGAATGCATTGGACGCACGACTCTCAAACTCATCACAGAACTCGTCAAAGTTTGCTAAGATCTTGTCGTAGTCGCTAAAGTCAACTTTTTGGGGCATTTTTTTGCTGGGAAAATTTTTTTAGTTTCAAGGTTTTGAAAAACCAATTTCCAAATATATTTATCGGTCGTCTGGATACTTTTGTAGGTTAGGGGAGTCATGCATTTTTGATATCGCTTGGCGCACCTTAACTAACATAAAAAGGGGCATATTACTGCCCCTCAGTGTTATTTACTGTCTAGTAGTTGTTGCAGAGTTCTTCTAACATTTCATCCATTTCTTCACGGTCAATGTTGCTATCTTCCCACATCAATCCGTCGCCGTTGGTCATACCGAATGCCTGCAGATATGGGACGAGTTTGTCATATCCACTGTGACCATAGATGCGAGCGGTGCGATACAAATGCTCTTCGTTATTGATCCAAAGAGATGCACACCAAGTCTCCCAGTTTGTCCAACCGTTGTATGTGGTGTCCTGTGTCATGGTGGATGCTGTCATGTGTTGTCCTGTGTGGTTGATGTCTATATTATAGCGGGTCAGGGTCACACCCACCTGTCACCAGGGACAGTTCCCCAACCGTCACGCTGATAGCGGCGGCGGTCATAGTCTTCCGCTGAGAAGTGATCGTCAAAGTCACCCTCATCAGTGGCACCCCTCACCATGTCCCCAAAGGTCACCCGCTCGTATGATGCAGCACGGCGGCAGGTTGCTCGCTCTTGTCGCTCCTGCTCCATCACCTGCAGGGCGATGCTCTTAAGATAGGGGGAGCTGGCATAGATGCCGTCGCTGTCAAAGAGGGATTGTGCCATGGGGAAGTCGCTTGGTTTCATGTCTCTATTATAGGGGATGAGGGGCAGAGGTCTAGACCAAGTGGGACAGATGTTGATCCGTCACAGCGTCAATGCTCTCGTCTTCATAGACCCTCACCCACTTGATGGGGTCGCCACTGGTCAGACGCCAGATCATCATATCACCTTCCCCAATGGACGCTTGGCAGATCTTGTAAGCGTGGGCGATGTTGATGGCATACTCTGCACCGTGTGGATCAAAGTTTGCCCAGTTGGCGGGTTGGACGGCAAAGGTCATTTGGTTTTCTTCGTTGCTCTTATTATATACCCACACAGGCGGGCGATGCCAGCATAAGTGGACAGTCTGTGTTCTGTCCCAACCTTGGGCAGGTAGGGCATGGAATAGTGCGCCATGGTGTGATAGTATGGGTGAACTAGTTTGAGCCGCCTAGTTTGTGTTACTTAGCGTCTGGAATTAGGTCAACCAAAGTATCTTCATCGTAGAGATTTACGATCTCTTCAGTTACTTCATCCCATGTCAACTTTTCGTATTCATCCATCAACAAATCATGTGCCATTTGCACTAGGCAATCCATATCCATCCCATCAATAATATGATTGACGTAGTTCTCTTTGAGATGGAAAAGATCAAACTCGTTTGGAGATTGGGTCATGACAATTGTGTGATGTGGTTAATAGTGTCGCCCTCAGGCGAACTCAGCGAAAGTGTAACCGTTGATGAAATCATGGGTCACTTTGTTGTCACGAATGTACCATGCAAAATCCTTCTGAAAGACACCATCAGTGAACGCATTGCAGAACTCATTGATGATAGCGTTAAGGCGAGATTTGGTGGTGTTAGATTGCCAACCTCCATCAAATACACGGACGAAATCCTCACCGATCTCAGCAATTTTGTTGTTGTGCAGATACACGGTGGACACACCTTCGTTGTTATCAACGCGGGTGTTACTCATGTGCCAGTCAGTGTTGTTCTTGATGGCAGTGTTCATGAGCATTTCAATCTTACGCATGTGGTGAAAAATGGGTGAATTTGTTTGACTCTTTTAATATAAAGCACAGGGGGGAGAGTTGCAACCCACCCTGTGCCACTTTGCTCACTGGTCAGCGAACATGCCGAAGTGGGCATCCAGCACGTAGTCTATCACCTCATCAGTGGCAGACACGTTGAACCGATCACAGAACCAATCAACACACATTTCTGCGGGCATCATGGTGTCAAACATGAAATCCTGCAGGTCCTGCAGGGTCTGGGG